CCACCGCCAGAAAGATAAACAACAGTGATTGTAGAGTTCGGAGAAATAGCTCCAAGAGTTCCAGTACGCAACAGGTTGTTTGGATCAATAGCGAATCTTGAGAAGTTTGTTTTGCCATACAAAGGCAGTGCAGCTTCACTTGGATCAGGAACAAGGTTTGCGTTTAAATCAGCAGAAGAACCACCGCCAAAGGTTAAACTAGTTAATCTACTTGATAATGAAGTTGTTTTGTAGAAACGAAATGGTGCTGGAGTTATTTCAAGGTTTGCATCGATGTATATATCGCCAACAGGTGTGCTCGTGCTTGGAAGCTGGTTTTTAACAGATCGGAAAACAGTGTCTTGTGTTAGAAATCCAACCTCGTAGTAGTCGTTGCCACTGCTATCATATACAGCAACAATCTCTGTAACATCACGATTCTGCAAGGTAACACGCTTAAACGCCTCAAAACCATTAACGGTGAAACTTTCCGTGCTGGTGGCGCTGGATATACAAACACCAACTGCGCTGAAAACAAAGTCTGTTGGGTTGTTGTTGGTGTCAACAGAACCAATAGTGTAACTGATTCCAACAGCAGGAGAGCCATCGGATTTCATAGCCGAAAAATCAATGTCATCGATAAGTTCAAACGTAACACCAGCACTAGAGTTAACAGTAGTCCCAGCTTTAACAACAGGCAAACAAGAACGATCATAAGTTCCAGCAGCCACAGGAACAGACACATAAAAGGTAACAGGAACAGTTGCAGGAGCTGAGCCAACAATATCAACACCGGCTTCCCGCAACAGTTTTTCTATGTTCTTGGATTCAACAGCAGTCTCTGCATTCAGTTCGCCAAACTGGTGATCAAGATAAAAACTCTGCACATCTCCAACATAACTTGCCAACTCAATAAGCAAACCACCAAAACCATTGGATGAAAAGTCTTGCAGCTTGTTGGGAAAAAATGTGCGAGCATATTCTTCTAAATCACCACGAAAAGCATCAAAGTCCTTGTTTATAAACTTTCTTTGTTTTATTGTTTGCTGAACAGAGCGTTTTGAGTCAGATGGCATGTTGGTTAGTTACCTTCATCACTTAGATATCAACTTAATCATGTAACCTTAAACACAATCTGTAATCTTGTGTTTGGTACTTTCGCCTTTGGAATGCTATACTCAATGATAATAATAACGTTTCCAAGACCTATTTCTGTAGCATATGTTTGCTGGCTTTCAAACCCGTTAAGCTCAACATAAGGCATGTACTTTGTTACAGCGGCTGATATCCTGCTCATAGCAATGCTATCAAACTCTTCCTTGCCGTACCTCTCATACTCAGTACATAAAGAAGTTAAGTTACCTCCGTAATCATACAATGCTAACCTCTCACCCCAGTCAGTCATGATTAAATCACGCAAGTTGTTTTTCATCTGCGTTCCTACGTCATAACTCAAAGCCAACAAGCCTTCGTCACCACTACCCTGACGCAGTGGCGTAATAATACCAATAGGTATAGGAGCAGGCGCTATAGCAACAGCTGTTCTAGTCAACTCCAGCTGAGTAACACCAACACTTTTAAAGCTTCTCATGGACAATAACTATAAACCAAACAAGTTACGTAGCGTTCCAGTAGTTATTTCTTCTTGGCCAGTTGTAACTTGAACCGAATCAGGTGCAGAAGCACCAGCATTACCTATGTTTGTATTCAACGGATTGGATGTTGCGCTCTGACCTGTTGGGTTAGCACTTGTTGTAACTGTTGGATTCAAACCAATCGTAAGAGGGCTTATAGAAGCACCACCCAAGGTGTTTGCGCCTGGAGACAGTGGAGCAGTTTTAGCTACAAACTCCTCGAATGTCATACCACGTTGACCACCAGCAGCACCAGCACCAGCAACACCACCACTACCACCACCAGCGCCACCAGCACCAGCAACACCACTTAAACCAGGATTTTGTGCGGTATCAGCATTGCTAGCGTTGGCTGCATCGTTGGCTTCGTTGGCATCCATGGCATTTTTTTGAGCTTCTGCCAACTGATCGTTTGCTTTTTTTCGTGCAACCTCGTCAAGATCAGGAACCAACTCTCCTTCTGGATCACACAAAGGAAAAAAAGAGCCAATGATTGGTAGGGGATTCAACAAGCTTTTAATAAAGCACCACAGCAGCATCACGATTGCCATAGCGATCATTAACGCAAAGGTTTTAACTGGGTCAGCATTTGGAGAAGTGACACCTGTTGGCAGCGCAGGAGCTTTTAAAGCAGCATAGATGGCGTTTGATAAACCAAACGCTGAAACTCCAAGCGGCGGTGGCATGCTGTTCATTGCCAGCGTTATAGCTGTGTTTATTGCTTCGTTTATTGCGGCATTCTTTACGGACTCAAGCTCAGCTTTAGCTTTAGATTCAATATCCGATTGAATACGTTTTAGTTCTTCTGGTGACTCTGGGAGTGCCATATAAAAAGTAAGTACCTATTGGCCAAAAATTTTACTGGACCTAGAACGATATACAGCTTGATTGGTTTGAAGCCTGTGGGTTCTTATATCGGCAGATAACGTGCTTTTATGAGCAGCTGTTTCAGAGCTTAGTTTACCCCAAGCAACTTCGATGCCAAACGGAACTGTCCGTGATCCGACGAGCGCAATATTGCTTATAGACTGCACAAGAGCAGAATACGCAGTTTGCAAATCATTAATCTGTTGCTGTAAACCTTCAACAACCTTTACAAACTCACTAAACTTGATATACGGCTCAGCGCCAGCAAACTGGCTTTCGGTTCCAACAGAGACGTTACCGTTTGATCCTTCAGAGTTACCGGGAGTATCTGGCGCAGGATACTGGTTTGTTTCTCTAAGGGCGGCACCTCCAAGAAAGATCTGCATGCCATCTATTTGAACTCTGCCTTCGGGAGTCATGTAAAGATAGGCAAGATGATCTGTGTTTGCTGATGCAGCGTTTTTATCATCTGGACTACGGTTTTTGCCTTCTTTGACAAGAAGAATGCTACCGTTGATTGTTGGATCTAAGCTGTCTTCTGCCGGAGGTGTACGTCTTGCAATAAGTCGCAAGTGGTCTGCTTTGTTTACAATATAACTGTTACCGATATCTCTGCTGGATGGTGTAGGTTGAACAGGTTGCAGGCTCTTGGGGGAGTAGTTAATACCAGAAGGCTTAAGGGCATCGTTTACTGCACCTTCTGTTGTGTTAGAGATTTTAAAGTTTAAGTCTCCCCGTGTGTTCATTGACACATATATTCTTGCAGCATCATGAACAAAGTCAGGATCACCCTCACGGAATAGCTCGTTACGATTGTTTAGCTTGGGATTTTTATCGACTTCTTCCAACCCACGAGAGTTCGAGATAACAAGTGGCGATGTACCTTTGTGACTAGCTTGTTCTTGTGGTATTTGTTGGTCGGTTTGCAATAACAGGTATCTGCTTCTACCTGTAACAATATCAATAGTTCCAGCGTAGTTTACTTCTTCAACGTTGGCAGCATCAATAACACTTCCTATGCGATCTTTGCCAAGCATGATAAGGGCATTGTTCATGCCTTGGATAACAAACTCATCAGGTCGTTTTGTCCATCGTGGAACAACCTCATAGCTATGAAGCTGGCTTGCTGGTGATGTTTCAAAGATGCTTTGATATGGATTTACTTCGCCTTCTTGTGGCAAGCTATAAGTGTTTGCTGCACCAGCACCGTTGGGAAAATCTGGAGTATGGGAGCCCGAAGTGCGATTAAGAGATTCACTGATTCTTGGTTCGCTATAGTTGCTACGCTGATATCTTCTATCTCCATGAGTAAAGTTAGCATCTTCAACTTGGAATCCTTCAGACACACGGCAAACCCACTTGCCCCCAGTGTAACCCTCCTTGGCAAAGTCACTAAACATAACAATAACTTGTTCACCAGCCATAACCGGCAACATAAAATGACTTTGAAACATGGGTTGCAACACAACTACTGATGGCCCTGAGTTGCTCATGCCATCGCTGATGATGGTAGCAATAACACTGTTTGCCGACATTTGATCAACAACGGTTGGATTAATAACTCGTGATCTTATGATGGCTCGCTGATCGTTAGTTAACCCTTTTGGATTAAAAATAACGTCATTAACAACAGCACGTTGAAACGTTGGAGGAGAGCCCGTGTT